CCAAACTATCGTGAAAATAGCCCTAGAATTTCAACTTCAGATACTATATGCAGTAACGGTACTCGTAAAGAAAGTGCAAAATATACAGGTGATGAAATTGCTGGTATCGTAGTTACTCATAAATCTAATTTGATGCCAATTCGGAAAGATAATAAACAGGCTGCAGTAGATGCTGCAAGTATGCGCCGATAATGTTTAGCATTGAAAACGAGTTTGATCATACAATTATAACTATAGTAGATAATGATAATAAGCAAGAAGATGCTCAGGTTATCATGAGTGACGAATATGTTTACATAAGACAGTATAATGCTAAAAGTGGCAGATATGATGTGATAGCATTATCACCGTTTATGTTTAATGAAATACTTGCTTCTATGAAATTTACTGATGGTGTTTATGTAACAGAAGATTTATCAATAGCAGTAAAGGAATAATATGTTTGGTATAGACCCACTTATCATTTTAGCAATAGGCATTTTTGGAGTATTTTACTGTTCTTACTCCATCGGGCGTAACAATCGGAAAGAACGTGACGACGAATTAATAGAACAGACTATGTTATATCTGTGTCACAATGGCTATCTAAAACATCGACGTGATCGTGATGGAGAGATAGAATTAATTAAACTTAACGAAGAATTTTAATAAAAAAAGGTTTACAAAGCCTTTTAACTATGATATAATAATATTATCATAGAGAAAGAATCGTGTTATGGCTAAAAGAGCAAAGATCAAAAAAGTTTATTCTCGTAGAGCACGTACAGGTATTGCTGCGGCTCCTACTAATAACTTTAATCACTTTAATGATTATCTCCGCTTGGAAGTAGATAAGAAAGAATTAAGTCAAGTTATAAAAGATTATATTCGTAAAAATCTAAAGAAAGCAGATGCTCAAATGGCATTAAAGGCGCCCGAATGGGCCTTTACTGCACTACCATATCTATCTGCAACCATTGCTTGGAAAAATCTAGGCAACCCTTTTCCTTCACAGTGGAAAGGTGAAGAAGTAATTAAAAAAAGAATTGCAGAGATTTTAGAAAAAGGCAGAAAGAAAGCTGAAGTAAAAGAAGAAGAAATCGATGACACACCAAAGCGTACTATTGCAGATATTGTAAAAGAACGCACTTCTGATTTTATTGCTGGCATAGAAGAAAAGATAGATGCATTTCCAGAAGTATCTGGATTATCTGTTTATGATGAGTTAAAAAAGATAGATGCTCCTAATAATACCGCTAAAGGTGTTTATGAGTTTTATCTTCCGCAACTTAAAGAGATGCAAGAATTAATTACAAAGAAGCCAGAGGATTTAGTAGAAGCATATAGACATATGACTGCTAAAGAAAAGAAGGCATATATGAAATTCTTAGAAGATATTGTTTCTGATGCAGAACGCTATATGGCCTCTAAGAAAGCACAGAGAAAAACAAGAACTCCTAAAGTTAAAACTGCAGATAAACAAGTTGCAAGATTAACTTATCTTAAGGAATCAAAGGAGCATAAATTAGTTTCTATTAATCCTACTAATGTTGTTGGTGCTAATAGAATATATTTGTTTAATGTAAAGTCAAGGTTAATTACAGAATTAGTTTGTAGATTAGCCCAAGGCTTTGAAGTAAGTGGTACTACTATCAAAGGTATTGATGAAGATGTATCACGTAATATCAGATTAAGAAAACCAGAGGAGTTTTTACCGCTGGCTCTTAAAAAGACCCCTAATCAAATTAATAAAGAGTGGGGTAAACTTACTACTAAGTCCGGAAAAGCAAATGGAAGGATTAACAAAGACACTATCATATTAAGGGCACTAGATAGATGACCGAAGAAAAAACAAACTTTATGAACCGTGCTAAGTTTACAAAACTTATCGAAGAACAGGTTTTATCAAAAAAACTAGGGTACATTGATGCCGTAGTTGAAGCATGTGATATTACCAATATAGATCCAGAGGATGTTAAAAAGTATATATCACCACTAATCAAAGAGAAGATTGAAGCTGAAGCAATGAAATTAAATTTTTTACCAAGGCAAAATGAGCTTCTTTTTGAATAAATACTCTGTACAACAAAGTCAAAATGTTGTATAATATTACAGTACATACAAAAATATATTTCAGTATAAGGAAAACAAAATATGTCATTCGCAAATCTAAAACGTAATCGTAACGCAATCGATCAACTTGTAAAAGCAGCAGAAGCTACTAATACAAATCAGTCCGGTAATAAATACACTGATGATCGAATTTGGAAACCAACTGTAGATAAATCTAATAATGGTTATGCAGTTATCCGCTTTCTCCCAGCATCTGAAGGATCAGAACTTCCATGGAACCGTTATTGGGATCATGGTTTTAAAGGCCCAACAGGTCGTTGGTACATTGAACGTTCTCTTACTTCTATTGGACAAAACGATCCAGTAGGCGAATTAAATAGTAAACTATGGAACTCTGGTATTGAATCAGATAAAGAAGTTGCTCGTAAACAAAAACGGCGCTTACATCATGTTTCAAACATTCTAGTTATTTCAGATCCAGGCAATCCAGCTAATGAAGGCAAGGTATTCTTATTCCAGTATGGAAAGAAAATCTTTGATAAATTGATGGATGCTATGCAACCAGAATTTCAAGATGAAGATCCTATCAATCCATTTGATTTTTGGAGTGGTGCTAACTTTAAATTGAAAATTCGTGATGTAGAAGGGTATCGTAATTATGATAAGTCAGAGTTTGCAGCTCAGAGTGAACTATCTTCAGACGATACTTATCTTGAAGAAATTTATAATCAACTTCATGATCTGCGTGAATATACAGATCCGAAGAATTATAAAACATATGATGAACTACAAGCTAAACTTATGGCTGTTCTTGGAGAGCAAGCTTCTGTTGGAGCACCAACAATGAAGCAAGAAGAATCTTTGGGTGAACCACAGCCAGCACCAGCAATGAGAACAGCAGAGCCTGTTCAAATGGAAACTGCAGAGATGACTTCAGCATCACCTTCCGCAGAAGATGATGACATTATGGCACACTTTGCAAATCTTGTAAATGAAGACTAGATAGGAGCCATCCTATCAAAACCATCAGAAGATGATGGCATAGGCGCTTGGTTAAGCACAGTTGTATTATTCTGTGTTGACCGAGCGTCAATTGCATTGTTCTGTTGAACTGCACTAATATTTCTACTATCAATAGTATTTGATAATTGTGTTTGTGCATTATTTAATCTAGCACTAGATTCTTGTTCAGCGGTATTACGACTTTGTATAAGTGCTGCATTTCTTTGATCAATTCTTCTTTGCGCTTCTCTGGCGCCAGCTTCAGAAACACCAACCGTGAAGCCTTTTAAAAGTCTAAAGTCTCCACCACCTAAAAATTTAGGTATTGGAATTGTAATATCTGGTAATGAAAAACTTATTTTTGAAAGCTTTATTAACATTTCGTCTTTAAAGTTTGCAAGTCTAGTAGTAATCTCGTCAAAGTTAAGTTTACTAAATAGACCTTTAATATTGGACCACAGATCATCTACAAGTGCTGTGATAGAGAACCCTCTAAATTTTTCTGCTAATTTATCAAATCCTAATTTTTCAAGAAAGAATGCTGGTAAACCAAATATTAAAACATCTAAACCTGCTGTGATTCCCTTTATAATACCTAAAACGCCGCCTTCAAGAGCACCTAATAATTTCTGAAATATTCCACCTTCGGCATCTACAAATCCAGTAAATGCGCCTTTTATAAAATCAAATAGTGTAATTAGTGGTGCAAGGAAAGTAAATCTTGCAAATACTTGAACTGCTCTTAATAATGCTCCTATAGGTTTAAACACGAATGAAAGTAATGATCCTATTTTTGCAAAGAAAGACCCTACTGATCCTATAGCCTTTCCAATTTTAGCAATCTTTTCTGTTACTCCACTAAATAACATTCTAAACATATCGCCTAAAGTAGCAAAGAAAGTATTTGATTTTATAATATCGACTGCTACATTAACACCTTTACTAACTAAACGAAATGCAGCTCCTATTGAATCAGCAATGGCAGGAAATATTTTAAATATTTTAGTAAATCTTTCAGATAAAAAGAATGCTTTAAGATACTTATCAAAACCAGTAAGTTCTGCAACAAGCGCTAAACCTACACCAGTTATAATACCTGTGGCAACCTTTAAGAAACCACCTATTCCTAACATAATGCCACCACGACTTTGCTCTTGTATGTTTTGATTATTGTCTGGTCTTATAGGCACACCATCTCCATCACTAGCTTGTGGTATATTATCTAACTTTTGATTTTTTAAATAATCAAAGTAAGAGTCAAACTGATGATTTAAAAAATCTATACTCTTTAAAATTTCTCCTAATATTTTATTATTTTCTTTTTCATAGTTTGTAGAAAATAAACCTGTTAATAGACCAAATGCTTTACTTAAAGGTGCCGTAACTATATCTTTAAATATTTTACCTAATCCTGTAAAGATGCCCATTACTGAGTCTTTTACTGTTGAAATAAGTCTTGCTACTAATCTATATGGTGCAGTCACTGCTCTCATAATAGTGTTTGTTATATTACTAATTGCTCTTGTGAGAGGGTTATCTGTAAGTGCACCAATTAACAAACCTAGACCAGGCAATTTAATCCCTGCTCTTTGTATGGAACTTAATGATTGTGATATATCAGATATACCTTTTTCAAGCGTTATCTTAATATCACGATGACGTTTTGTTGCATCGTCATTAGTTTCATTCAG